CAACCATTGGAATACCTACCATCCGGGCGGCAGAGAGGTCTGCGTTCACGCATTCATCGGCAAGTTGGCTGATGGCACGATTGCTACCTATCAGACGCTCCCTTGGAATCATCGTGGATGGCACGCCGGAGGCAGTGCAAATAACACCCATATCGGCTTTGAAATCTGCGAGGACGGTCTTACGGATTATGCCTACTTCAAGAAGGTGTACCGTGAGGCCGTTGAACTTTGTGCCTACCTTTGCAAGGAGTACGGTCTGACCGAGCAGAACATTATCTGCCATTCCGAAGGCTATAAGCAGGGCGTGGCATCCAACCACGGCGATGTGATGCACTGGTTTCCGAAGCATGGCAAGAGTATGGACACCTTCCGTGCAGAGGTAAAGGCGCTCTTGGCGACAGCCGATGAGGAGAAGGACGAAACTCCTGCAGAGCCTACACCTGTCTATCCTGAAAAGCTGACCACAGGTTATTACCGTGTGCGTAAAACTTGGAAGGACAGCAAGTCCCAGGTAGGTGCATATCGTATTCTCTCCAATGCAAAGGCGGCGGCAGATAAGAACCCAGGCACTTTTGTTTTTGCCAATGACGGCACTGCCACTTATCCTGCCGACAGCACAGCCGAGCCGGATTACCGTGTGCATACGGTTGTGAAGGGCGATACCCTTTGGGATATTGCCGTGAAGTATCTCGGCAAAGGCAGCAGATACACAGAAATCAAGAAACTGAATGGACTTTCTTCCAATGTGATTTACAGCGGTTGGAAACTTAAAATTCCGAACTAAAACGATGCCCTTTGAGGATTTTTCCTTGAAGGGCATTATTTTTTTGCAACAAGCGGAACAAGAGCAACAGTCCCCCTATATATTCCTACGCGGGTATGAGGGGTTATTTCCTATTATTATAAGTCCTTTTTGATATATAGAAAAAGTTGTTACGGATGTTCCTGTTTCCTGTGGACACGCATAAATTTTATCGGGATGAATATATTTTCAAAAAATCCTCAAGTTTTGCCTCTTGCTGTGGCTAACAAGTAGGAGGTGTTTTGAAAATGACCGATGAGCAGAAAAAACAGATTGCATCCCTCCGTAGCAGAGGGGGCAGTTATACAGATATCGCATCCAACCTTCAACTGTCCAGGGATACCGTGAAAAGTTATTGCAGAAGGCACGGAATTAGTGCAATGGAAAGCACCGAGAAACCTGTGTCCGATTGCTGTGAATTTTGTGGGAAGTCACTGACACAGACGGAGGGTAAAAAGAAGAAACGCTTTTGCAGCCGTGAGTGCTGTCTGAACTGGTGGCACAACCATCCGGAAAGCATCAACAAAAAGGCTGTGTACAGTTTCAAGTGTGCCTGCTGTGGTAAGGACTTCTCTTCTTATGGCAACGCCAAGCGTAAATACTGCTCCCACGAATGCTACATAGCAGACCGTTTCAAGAAGGGAGGCAGCCATGAGTAAGGAAGAACTTCAGACCGAAAAGATGTATCAGATTTCGCTTTCTATCGCAAAATCCATGCTCGCCCAGGGCGTTATTTCCGAAGAAAGCTATTGTGTATTACGGGATAAACTGCTGGAAAAATATCGCCCGATTCTGGGTGCTTTATTATCGGGAAACCCGTTGACTTTTTAAGCTTTTAGAGTGATATATGTATGCTGACCAAGGGTGTAAAACCCCAGGTTAATACAATTTTAGGAGGCAACAAAATGGCAAAAATCAAGAAAATTCAGCCTGCCGTTGCTGCCTTGGAACGAAGAAAACGAGTTGCTGCGTATGCCAGGGTTTCCAAGGATACGGAAAGGCTTCTGCATTCCGTATCGGCGCAGGTCAGTTATTACAACAAGCTGATACAAGGAAATCCCGAATGGGAATTTGCAGGGGTGTACGCAGATACGGGACTCAGTGGTACAGGAACACAATGGCGAGATGAATTTCAGAGACTTCTCGCAGATTGTGAGGCAGGCAAAATAGACATTGTACTGACTAAGAGTATTTCAAGATTTGCGCGAAACACTCTGGACTTGTTGGAAACAGTCCGACACCTAAAGGAACTGGGCGTTGAGGTCAGATTTGAAAAAGAACGCATCAATTCTTTCTCCGGGGACGGAGAACTGATGCTTTCCATCCTCGCTTCCTTTGCACAGGAAGAAAGCCGTAGCATTTCCGAGAATGTGAAATGGGGTGTCAGAAAGCGTTTCCAGTCTGGTGAGATTGGTGCAGCCAACAAGCACATCCTCGGCTACCGTTACGATGATGACCTTGAGCAGTATGTCATCATTCCGGAAGAGGCAGAAATCGTAAGGCTGATGTTTCAGCGTTACATTGAGGGTGTTCCGTTGCAGGGCATCTGTGATGAACTGAACGATAAGGGCTATCGCACCATCAACGGTAAGCTGTTCCAGGAGGCATCGCTGAACAATCTCATTCACAATGAGATTTATGCCGGAGATCTGGTTCGACAGAAATGCTACATGATAGACCCTATCAAGAAAATCAAGGTGCGTAACAACGGTGAGTTACCACAATATCGTATGACCGACTGCCATGAGGCGATTCTCGACAGAGAAACCTACGCAGAGGTCCAGCAGGAGTTTGAACGCAGAACGGCAATGCTGAACCCCACATACTGCTTTACAAAGAAAATACGCTGTGCCGTATGCGGACAGCCTTTTACAAGGAAGAAAAGCACACAGCGTGGAAAAACATACGTCCATTGGATTTGCCGTTCCAAAAAAGAGCCAGGACAGTCCTGTTGCAGTAGAAATTACTCCGATACGGAATTAAAAAGCATTTGTGCCGAGGTGCTTGGCACTGACACTTTTGACGAGGGGATTTTTGAAAACCAGGTAAAGCAGATGTTGGTGTTGGAAAGCGGCGGCATTGAGTTCCACCTGGTTGGCGGTGAAACCCGTGTATGGCAGGATTTGAAAATAAATCAGACCTACCACGAATTCACGGTGACGGACTGTTTCCAAGGAAAGGTATTCTGCGGAAAGTGCGGTCATCCTTACCACAGGGTGGTTTCGGCAAACAAATGGACTTACTGGTATTGCATCGGAAAGAAATACGGATACAAGGGTGTCGAGTGCGATGCCCAAAACTACGCTGACTTCCAATTGCGTAGGGTTTCCGCATTTATTCTTGGGCAGACCGAATTTGACGAGACTGCTTTTGAACAGCAGATAGAAAAAATCACAGTGCTTGAGGACGGCAGCCTTGAGTACAAGTTTTACGAAGGGAGAACGGAAATATGGCAAAGAAAAATGTAACAACGATACCTGCCACCATCAGCAGATTTACGGCCGCACCAATAAACACACGAACCAAACGCAGAGTTGCGGGATACGCTCGTGTTTCTACCGATATGGAAGACCAACAGACCAGTTACGCTGCACAGTGCGATTATTACACCAACTACATCAAAAGCCGTGAGGATTGGGAGTTTGTAGCCCTGTATTCTGACGAAGGCATAAGTGCAACCTCCACCAAGTACCGTGACGGCTTCAAGCAGATGATTGATGATGCCCTTGCCGGGAAAATCGACCTGATCATAACCAAGAGTGTGAGCCGTTTCGCAAGAAATACCGTGGACAGCCTTTCCACCATCCGTAAGCTGAAAGAGTCCGGGGTCGAGGTTTACTTCGAGAAAGAAAACATCTGGACATTTGACAGCAAAGGCGAACTGCTTATTACGATTATGTCCAGCCTTGCACAGGAAGAATCACGCTCCATTTCCGAGAACTGCACTTGGGGCGTAAGAAAGCGTTTTGCAGACGGTAAGGTTTCCGTACCCTTTGGCAGATTTCTTGGATACGACCGTGGCGAGGACGGCAACCTTGTTATAAATGAAGAACAAGCGAAAGTTGTCCGCAGAATTTACGGATTGTTCCTCCAAGGCAAATCCCCATATGTGATTGCAAAGCAACTGACCGAGGAAGGCATACCGACACCCGGCGGGAAAAAGGTCTGGGGCAAGGCGGTGGTTCAGAGTATCCTTACCAACGAGAAGTACAAGGGCGATGCGCTCCTGCAGAAGGTTTATACCACGGATTTTCTTTCGCATAAGAAGAAAATCAATGAGGGTGAAGTTCCACAGTATTATGTGGAAGGCAACCATCCGGCAATCATCGACCCTGCCATTTTTGACAAAGTGCAGTTGCTGATGAAAGCACGATGCCCTGGAAAGAATCGCAACAGTTCGGTCAGCATTTTTTCAAGCAAAATAAAATGCGGTCACTGCGGTTCTTGGTACGGCTCAAAGGTGTGGCATTCCAACGATAAGTACCGTAGGGTGATATGGCGCTGCAATCACAAATACAGCGATGATGAAAAATGCTCCACTCCACACCTTGACGAGGAAACCATAAAGGAACTGTTCATCCAAGCCATCAACCTTTATACGGTTGAAAAGGACATCATTATTATGTGCATGGAGACGCTCCTTGCCGAGATGCAGGATACTTCCGAGGCTACCTTTGAAAAAGCCAATCTGCAAAATGAACTGGTGGCGATAGCCGATATGGTGGAGCGTTGCATCGAGGACAATGCCCGCTTTGTCAGAAACCAGGATGACTATGAAAAGAAGTATAACGAACTGGTCGACCGATACGAGAATGTAAAGGCTCGAATTGCTGCCCTCGATGAGCAGATAACACGCACCCTTGCTGAGAAAGAAACCACAGCAATGTACATTGAAAAGCTGCGTGGTCTGCCGGACACGGTTACGGAATTCGATGAAAATTTATGGCAGAGCCTTCTGAAATATATGACGGTCTACGGCAAGGACGACTACGGTTTCACCTTTGCGGACGGCACAGAAATTAGGATATAAAATCACACCCTGCGTTGGCACGAATGCTGATGCAGGGTGTTTCTCTGTCTGCTGTTAAAATGCACCCCCCTTTTATAATCCTCAAAAAGTGTGGGGAAAAATCAAAAAGTATAGGGCAAATTCAGATTGTATCAAAGACGGATTTTACATAGACGAGGGAATTTCGG